AAACAGGTACTGATATTGGACGTGCAACTCGATAGCCAGATGTAGTAGAAAGCGCCACTTGTCGTGGTCTTTTACTAGGTTGATTACTACCTCTAGCATTTCTCTTACGTTTATTAGTATTAACAGATTCTACGATTGTTAGTTTTGCCATTATACCTACCAAATTGATAAATCAATAAGTTCCCAGGGTATCAGAGAGTAAAATTGAATGTAAGCTTGAGTAAATTTCAATTGAATTTACGTATTCTACTCCCAGGCCAAAGTCCATATCTAACTGATTATAATGATTTTCCAAGGCAATTTGGATATCTGGGGATATACCAAATGCTTTATAATAAGACAAACGAGTAGAATTAGTAATAGCCTTCCGACTATACACCATCCCACGCATTCGTTCATAATTCCCAAACTCAACAGATTTAAACATGTATTCATTGGACAACTCAACACGTTTACAATATTTACCAGCAGCTCGGTAAAGGGAATCATGAAGTGCAAAAGAAATGGGTACTCCCGAGTTAATTATGCGGCCACAGGTGCTAATTGCCATATAAGCACTAGCAATCTGTGAAACATATTCAGTTGATTGAATGGTTATACAATCCTTGGTCAAAGCTTTGACCGGACTTCTAACCATAGTCCACACACCATTAACACAAACAGGATTGCTTTGACAAAATTCAATTCTTTCAATATCATAACAAGGCTCTTCAACGACTGCGTTAAAACCGCAATCAAGCCACCATGATGTTAATGTTGAATTCAGCAAAGTCAAATCCTTAGCATCAAGGAAGATAACACAGTCATCTCCCATATTTGCTAGGGAAGCAATTAACCCAATTTCCTGAAAATATTCCCACATTAGCCCACAGACAATGAGTTTATTACCCATCGATGTGTTAATTTGACCACTCCCGCGACCACCCTGAGGGCAGTGATAAGAAATGGCACCATCAGCTGCAACAGCCACACCTTTTGGGTGCAACTGCATATTAAGCAGCCAAGCTAAGTGATCCTCTCCAGGAAAAGCACTCTTATAAAAATCAAACTCATAAATTAAAGCATCTGCAGAACAATGTTGATCAAATCGACTAAAATCCAAAGGAACAGCAACAGGAGAGTCAAAACAGTCCCATTTGTTCTTAAGAATTGTCCCAAGATCAACACAATTGTATCCAGACATAACAGTCTTTTCACCCCACACATCATCAATGGCCTTCATAAACTTCTTCTCATTAAATTTGAGATAAGTCATTAGGTCTAACGAATATCGGGGGTTCGGAAACTGAATTAGTCGTGGCGCAGGATCAGTTTTAATGGTTAAATTGGTCTTTTCAGCCTTAAGAAATGCAGTGAGTTGGGCATCAACCTCTAACACAGGATAATTAAGCAAAGATTCGTACGCATTTGAATAACGCGCTGCTTTGCGGCCAGTATAACCTGCAACCACATCACTGTGGGAGAACTGGCGACAAGGCAAGAGGCAATTAAGCCAACGTCTCTTAAACTCAAATTTATCATTTAGATGTCCAATTAATGGGCGAGGGGGATCCACAAATCCTCCAAACCCATCACTCACTTTAAACACACGCTCATATAAGGCACGGCCGAGGTTAGCAATAGTATTATTGTGCACACCCCACTCTTGACTAAAACTACAACTATTTACACATAAAATATTTCTTGGCCTAACTTCTCTAGTAAACTCCCAGTCCAGGACCTCCATCTCAGGTGTACACTTGTATTCAATTTGTGTGTCAAAACCTGAGACCCGTACTAGGCACCCCTATTGGGTATTAACCCAGGAGCGAATGCAATTAAGCATTTTAACTCCCAGTGGTGCATTAGTATGTGTCCATTGCCTTCGAAGATACCTTTGTTGTATT